GCCAACTCCCACGACTGCAACTCCCCGAGCGGCAGCGTGCGAATCCACACGTCGCACCCCCACTCAGGAACAGCAACCTTAATGCTCTTGGCCTGGTCGGCCGCAAGGATTGTCTCGGCAAGTCCCATCACGATGTCCTTGATCCTAGTTTGAGGGTCACAGAGTATTCCTGCAGTTCCCCTACACTAGCCCGCCATGCAAGCGATTGAATAATTGCCGGTCCTGACCAATACGTTTGGGCTGCATTGGTGTCGGCAATCGTTAAATAGCACGGCTCGCCCACGGCGGCTTCAGTGATGTAGCTCTGCGAACGCATGACGATAGACACGGTGCCATAGTCCGTATCCGAAGGGCTAAACGACTTATTACGGCCCGTATGAGATCGAGGAGTAACCTCGACGGTGTCACACTGGATGCCGTCAATAGAGACGCTGACAAGTTCGACAATGTTTACGTCACCCGCCGGCCCGGCATCATCCATCGCTACAGAGATGCCCTGCGAACTCTTTGCCACGACGGCCTCCCGTCGTTACGACTTGACCTTAAAGGTCAGCGACTGCTTGACCAGTTCGCCAACGCCGTAGGCCACGCTCGAGCTCGACACGGTCGCGGTGTAGGTCACGGTGGCAAATGTGAGTGAGCCACTCGTTCCAACGGAAACCACAGCGGAGCCTAGCGTTTCGCAACTAAGCTCATCGTCTTTCAACGCCGGAGCCTGGTAGGTGCGGTTGGCACCGCTTGCCAGGCCGAGGTGCGAGTTGTCAAGCAGGTCACCGCCGGGCGTCACGGTGACGCTGGTGACCGTGTAGGTGGAACCAGCGAAAACGAACGTTGAGCCCTGCGAATCGGTTGCCATCGTGGCCTCTCCTAATGAGTTACGGGCGGCAAAGCCCTACTCCCACACTAGGCGACGGCTGGGCAACCCTTGCAGTTACGCCCGGCCCTTCTTAGCCCTGGCAGCCATGTACCGTGGCAACTGCTTGAGTGCCTTTTCGTAGGCCAGCTTCATCTCCGATTCCAGCAATGCCTTTACCTGTGATTCAGAGGCACGAGACGCCTGCTGAATGGGGTGCATGGCAGGCATGCGGCCACGATTGGCACCGCTCTTCGTCACTCGCGGCTTGCTGCCATACTCAACCAGAAACTGGTGCTGCGTTTTGTCTGAGGCTTTGTTTCGCCTCTTCGTGCCTTCTTTGGGCGGCTTGCCGGTTCCTGACTTGCGATAGCCGACAATCGCCACGGCTGAGCCGGTCTTTGGGTATCGCTTGGCTTTCGTGGCGATGCCACGCTTGAGATTGCCGGTTGTCCCGACTGGCGTCTGCCGCTTGAGCTCCTCCTGAGCGGGCTTGAGGGCACGTTTAACGGCAGCACCAATCGCAGCAGACGCAAGCGACTTTGGCAATTGCCGAAACTGTTCGGCCAAGCCGGGGAAGTCTGGAAACTCCAGCGTCATGCCAGGTCGTGCCATTACGTCGCCTCGTTGATTCTGAACTCAAACGACTGCTGCACGCTGTAGTACGGCAGCATCTGGTCATCCTGCGGCATGTCCACGCCGTCGGCCTCGCTCACCAGCGTTGTCCGCTGGATCGTCACCCCGGCGGTAGTGCCCGTGAAATTGTCCATGCGAAGCCGCACGGCCCGCGCGATGGCCTTCACCGATGTATATGACGTGTCATAGGTGGTCAGTTGCAGCGTCACCACAGGGTTGCCGACGTTGCCGGCCAACGACTGCGGACGCTCGACGCCCGTTCGCTGATACACGATCAGCGGCAGAGTGGCACCCATGGCAGCGACCATGGGGTAGATTCTGGTGCCTACGTATTGGCTGACGCTGGTGTGGCCGCCAAGCCGTTGGTACAGAAAGGCTTCTGGTGCTTCATCGACGCTCATTGCGGTATCTCCGCCGGTAATTTCTCTGTGCAAATCACATCCAGATACCGGATGCTGTCAAACTCGTTGATTGCACCGATTTCAAGCGTTCGGGTTCGGTAGATGATTCGCATGGCCGACGTAAAGCCAGTGAGTGGACGCATCGTGACCTTGTGCCCAGAGAATCCGACAATCTCGGCGTACCGCTCAGCCTCACGCCCAGACATTGACTCAACCTTGGCCCATACGGTCGCAAACGTGCTCCACGTCAGCGTGTTTTCGCCAACGTCATTCTGAGCGTTAACTGACCGCTCAATCGTAATCCGCTCAGTGAGCTCGCCAGCGTTAATCATCGGTAGGAGCCCCAGCGGATGGTGTCGAGCAAGGCCTTTGTGCCCATCGGCACCTCGCTCAATGCCGTCTCGGCCGCCATCTCACGGTTCCGCCAGAGGTGGGCAACGAGCATCAGGATGGCTGACTTGACCGGTGCAGGCACGCTGGTGCCGGTGGCTGAGTAGCCCGCGTACCAAGTCACCACGGTGCTGTTCTGGTCCACGAGGTGCGTAGGCCACGTCTTGCCGTACAGCGGGCGACAGACGCCGGGAGTGGCCTGCCGGTCCACCCGGTACTCGACGGTGCTTAGCGTCGTCGTAGAAGCCCCAGCGTCTGGAGTGTAGGTGATTGCCACAGCCGTGGCCGTGCCGGTCTGCACCATCGGCGGCCGTGGCAGTTCAATATCGAGGTTAGGCACCGTGCCCTGGCGGCCCTCAATGTTGTTTCCGTCTGCCTTCAGGCCGAACTGCACCGGGCTGCCGACGGGGCCATAGAACGAATCGAGACGCATCTGCCACTGGGTGTGGCAAAATGTTCTGTCTGTGTAGTCCTCTGCCCAGCGTGTCGCCGCCGTTATCAGCGTGTCGATCAAATCGTCCTCGTCCGACGAATCAATACGCAGGTGGGCCTTAGCCTCTCCAAGCGTTACGGGGTTTGCCGGCTCAGTGGCACGAACGAGGCTGCGGTATCTCACTTGGCCTTCCTCCCTCTTCGTCGTGGTGCGTCGGCCGTCTCAACGTCTCGGTGCTCAACCATTGCCACCTCGAGCAGCGGCTGCTCCTCAACGTGATTGATCGCGTAGCCATGCAGGATGAGGCTTTTGGCTGGGCCGCGATCCATCACGATCACGTCGCCACGTCTATACGCCTGATAAGGCCGCACAAATCGGACTCTGGCTTGGTCGTCTCTCATGCTGCGTCTGCCTCCCCATGTTCCTTGCTTCCCCACGCCTCGGGCGGCCTTTGACCACCCTTGTTCCAGTAATCGCTAGGCGACTGATACACGGGCTTGAGATCCCGGCCCGGCCACGTAAATTTCAACTCGGCGTGACCAATCGCCACCTGCGGCGCGATGCCCAGCGTGTTGCCGGCGGCCCTGAACTGATGCCAGAAATGGATGTCGGGATCAATCCGAGTGACTTCGCCGGCAGGGGCGTCACCCCAGTGGCCATCGGGGCGAGGCGTGCCCAGAAACCACGGCGTTGCCGTCTTCTTGAGTGCTGACGAGCGAATCAGCGTGCATCCAAAATGGGCGGTTTCGACTGGCTGCACGACAGCCTCAAACCACGTATTGGGCAACTGCACCAGGCCTATGGTGCCGTCGTGGCCCTCGGGCGTGAACATCGGCACGCCTTCGTCGCGTTTGGTCTGCAAAGGAGCCACAGCGTCGTACCCGCTGATCAGGGCCGCAGTCATCAGCCGCTGGATAGTGTCGGCTTCGTATACGGAATCAAAATCGACAACTAGAACCCAGTCCGTTCGCTCAATCATGTCCAACAGCACGCGGTCTAGGCACTGCTCCCAGAAAGCACCTGTGAACTTGGTCGGGCGAATGTTCAGCGGCAGCAGGCTCTGCATGGTGCAAAAGAAATTGTCTTGAAATCCAAGACGCGGCACGCTGAAGGCCGCCTCAACTCGCAGGTCGTGCTCGATGTTGCCAACGCGAAACTTCATCTAGGTGCTCCAAAGAGAAACGGGCGGCAGGCAGACGCCCGCCGCCCGCTCTTGGGCGTTTTACTCTACGTGTCTAGCGTCAGACGCTGGCGACGTTGTTGACGTTGGCCTCGGTCACAGTCACGGCGTGG